TGCCACAGTGATGACTTTGACTCTTGACTTTTCCAACACGTTCATGGCGGCCACACCCGCAAAGAGGTCACCACCGTCGCTCATGATATGCACTTTAATCATGGGTTGAAATCCAATCATATCGGCCGCACTTTTCAACAAGCTAATTTCAAGTTTTTTAAATTTTTCGATAAACTCGAGAATAGATTCTTGACTGATGTCTCCATAAAAGAAAACTTCGTTACCAATGACTTTGACGAATTCAGGTTCTTCATCTTCTTGCTTCGGTTGCATTTTTGAGACCTTTTTTTATGTTTGTGACGTCTCTTTGTTTTAATTTAGTTGCGATGGCCAAATGGTTCATGACATCAAAGTCTTGTGGAGTAAGTCCGTACTCCAAAAGTTTTTCGTACCTCCCAAACTCGGCATATTTTTTTAACAAACAGAGTTCTTCAATATTTAAATTACGAGATGTCTTTGTTCGGATGTCATTATATTTTTTAAGACGCATCTTATAATTTCCAATTTTGTCCAGGCACTCCCCGATCTAACCTTTTCGGGTTTCAGGGGTTTACCTAAAGATGCTTTTGGTGAATGAATTCCTATATGTATAAAATATGGAAGAAGTTCCCAGTGACCATCGTAGATGACACCGTCCATAACATCCGCCCACGAAATCGATTGTATGGCTCGGACGACGTCAACACCTTTTGAGTCGATATAGTTTTCATGCATGGCATCCCATACATGTCCATGTTCACTAACAGTTTCGTTCCAAGAAAAAGGTTCGGTATCACATAGAATACTCGTAATGTATTCTTTGGATGTCACAAAATTGTCGATCGAATCATATTTATTCAAGTAGTGTAGGTAACTTCGAATCGACCCACCAGATCTTTTTGCTGCATTGACAGAACCTTCACGATCTTCGATACTCAATAATTGATCAATAGTCGCCGACTTTAAAATAATTGTTTCGAAATTCGGAAGAAAATAAACACTCACTGATGTTATCACGACTGGTCGACCAGTTGGACTTCCGTGATCAATGACATGGTCGACTATGTTTTTATAAAGTAAAGGTTCTGCATCATAGTCTTCAATGAGTATTGTACTTTGCATTTCTTCGATATAGGTCAAAGGTGTTTTCTTTTCGATGCGAATTGGATCCTTAACAACTTGTTTAACCAAATGCGTTTTACCAACACCCGAGGGTCCACACACAATTACATTTTTGTTTTCATCGACGCATTTCTTCAATTTTTCATAGGCTTCCAGGTGAATCGTGTCCACTTTTACATCTTTTTTTTGTTCGGCAATTTTAATGAAGCGGTCCATGGATGATCTTACTAATCAGGCCATAGATTTGGTGCTTGAAAATGACGCACTACATAAACGTATCGTAGAACCTTTAAAAAGGAAAATTTTACCATACGCAGCGTGTGGAATTCTGTTTCATATTATATTGCTCATTCTGATTGTCCACCTTGTTCGACGTCTGTCTGATCTTCAGAACTCTTTACGGGGTCCATAAGTTCACCAATCCTTTGGAATGGTGTATTTTGGGTGATAGCTCTAAAGGTGCTCGTACTCGGTAACTTTGGTATCGCTCGGACATCCAAAATTTCAGGTTTTGTGAACTCATCGTCATCCGGGTATTCGTTCTCGAATTGTTGAATGATTTGCTTCGGAACTGGTGGCGATTGCTCTATAAGACGGTCGTATTCCGCTTTACAATCTTCTACAAACTTCAAACCTTCTTTGCCACGCTCGACTCTTGGCAAAGACAACATAAGACGAATATTTCTCGACAAAAGACCATAAGATAACGCAGCGGCTCTATGGTTTTCCATAAGTTCATTGATTTTCAAAAACTGTGAAATTGTCGCGATGAGTCCAGCGACCAAGTTAAAACCACCAATGATGGCTGGAACCGACGATCGTATTCCTTCTGGAAATTGTTCTTGAGCAAAGTTTGCGGTACCCGTAATTGTAGACAATACAATGACCGGCAAAGAAAAACGCATACTCAATTTCTTGTACAACATAAAAGCTCTGTGATTCATGTACCTGTAACACCCAGCGGCTTCACCCCATTGCCGAAGAATTGCTTCGTGGTCATCATTCCAAAGTTTTTCCATTTTGGTATAGTCAATGATAAAATTTCTGAGTTACCTATAAATGATGGCCAACGTCATATTTACGATTCACGTCGCGATGTTAATCGCAGCCGTGTTCGTGCCCATCTTTGTTAAAGATGTCAGGTGGCTTGAGATGTATTCGATCTTTATACCGTTTGTCTTTTTCCATTGGATCATGAATGACGATACATGTTGCCTTACACAACTTGAGATGTATTTCACGGGTGAAGACAAGGCGAAGACATTTATGGCGCGTGTCCTGGACCCAGTGTATAATGTCAGCGATGACGCAGCTGGTCGCCTACTCAAATTGGTCGCATTTACCCTATGGCTTTTAGTTCAATTTCGACTTGGGCGCATACAGACGATCATTGGACTTAAAAAATAAATTCAAGTAATAATAAAAAATGTATATAATTATTGATCAACTTTCCACGACCAACAAGCGTCTTTACATTGACAGTGTTGAGACAATCCAGAAGAAGATTGAAGAATTCAAAGAGAAATTGGATGCAATCGAGGGTGATGATGAAATTGCCCAACTCAAAAGAGAAATGTATCCCAAAGAAATTGAGACGCTCGAAAAAGTTTTGGAGACGACCAAGAAACAATTCGAAATGGATGAAAAAGTTGTGAGTGATCTTCGTGAAATGACTTCGACCGAATACAATTTGAAATTTCTTGAAAACCTGGTCAATCCATCTCCAGAAATTCAAGCCATCACATACATTTTGAGAAACATGAACCGGTAAATATTTTTCATATGTTACTATAAAGATGAAGATTAACTACAAGCTTGTTAACTCCCTTGCGTTAATCTCTATCCCACTCATCATGATTTACATGTTGGTCAGAAACCCAAAGATCGTGGAGGTTCCCGTGAAGGTTCCCGTGAAGGTTCCCGTCCCGACACCAACCGTTCCAGAGTACCGGGGTCCTCCGATTAAAAAGTACAAACCGGGGCGTTTCCAGCAGATGGGTATCTTGACTAACGAGGCCGGTGAAACTTTGCCTTTGTATGGACGAGAAGTTCGGGGGCGACGTGATCGTTACCATTACCACACGACGACACAAGGTGAGCAAATATACCCGATTCCGATTTCTATCAATGGTCGCGAATGCACCGAAGACATCGGGTGTCCCGAACTCTTCGATGGTGAACAGGCGACGGTGTTTGGAAAAGAAGGAGTCTACACAGTTAAAATGTACCGGACGGACAATTTCTTCTAACGAGATCATATTCTCGAAGACCTGAACCACCACCATTTCTTGAATACTGAGCTTTCAAACGAATCAATTCCAAGAAAGTTGTGTCATCCAAGTGACGAGCAAAATCTCTCTTCGCTTGAATGTCATCTAATTGGTTATGTTCTTTAATGGCTTGAATGTATGGCCATGTATGTTTTCGAAGTGACGCAACTTCTTCTTCAAGTTGTCTAATGCGTGGCATGAGCACTTGTGTTATGAGCGTCCGAGTCTCCATCGTGGTTTTTAAATGTCTCACATCTTTAATAAATGCTACGCTATGCCGCGATGAACCATGAACTTCCGAAAGTTATCCAGAACGTATATCGTTCGGGATCGAAGGTAATTTTAGATTATGCTCGTGAAAACTGTAATGTATGGGAAGCTGATAATATTGCAGCGACAAATAAAGCTATATTGAAATGTATTCCTGGGTCTATGTGTGCCCTCAAGTATACATCTTTTGGTTCAAAGAGTTCACCGGAGATTGCAGACACATGGGTTCGTGATGTCATCAAACACGCAATTGATCACGATGTTCAAGTGTGTATAGATGCCGAAGAAGTATTGTATCCCGAGTTGTGTTATGATCTCATGAAAGATTTTAACAAGGACGGACTTCATGTTTTCAAAACATATCAGATGTATCGTAGAGACGCACTCAAAGAACTTCAAAAAGATATCGACATGTCAAACTCGGATGGTATTCAACTCGGAGTCAAACTTGTACGAGGAGCCTATCTTCGAAAACAACGCGGACTTTTTCATGATAAACCTTCGGTCGATCGTTCTTTTCGACAAGGACTCGACACATC